TAACTCATGGTCTATCTCCTGAGGTAACAAGTTATCAACCTGGAAGGATGCAATTTTTTGCACCCCTTGGTTGACAGCTATATGCATTTCGTTAACAGTCATTGACTAGTTAGTTTTAGTGTTGTACTTCTTTCAAACGAGCTCTCATAGTGTTTACTGCTCCAGAGTTCTTTTTGTTCTTGAAGTATATGATTGTATCCTTAATGTCCTCTCCTAAAGTTTCGTCTTCAAAGATAACTTGATTTCCGATTCTTCTAAGAACAGAGTGTTCAACCATTTCTTCAATTTCTGCACGTAGTTCTAGATCTGCATCTAAAGCATAACGTAAGAATTTCTCTGGACTAGCTTCTTTAAGCTCGTACAAATTGTTTTCGAGTTCAATTTCAGACAATCTTGAAGGATCTCCTGAAGTTAATACTCTTGTAATTGCTCTCATCTTGTCGAAGTTTCCAGTAAGCTTGATAAATTCCTTATCAGCATCCTTTTTAACTTGGACTCTAGCATGTTTCTTCAACAAGTCTTTAGCTGGATCGTAGATGTAGAACTTCTTTTCAGAGTTGCTTTTCATCTCTTCCTCATTTGCTGCCACTTGTCTATGCTTTTTACACCATTGGTAATGAATAAAATCCATTACATTCTCCGGCATTCCATTTTCATCTGTTGCAATGTTTAACTCAACTCCCTCGAAAGGAACTTTTAAGTTTAAACTTGCCCAGAAGTCTTTGGTCTTCTCTGGCCATTTCTCATGTCCAGGTGGTACATCAATTACTTTTGAGAGAATTTTGTTTTCTTCTTCTCCATCCAATCCTTTGAGTGGCTGACGGTTCACATAAATTGAACCGATTTTGATCTTTGCTCCTGCTCGGATCTCTTTTGGGAGGTGATTTAATACCTCCTGTCTTCTAATAATAACTGTTTTCATTTATTGTTCTTTTTTCTTTATCGTTAGGGTAAAGAATAACCTAACATGTTTTTATATTAAGATAAAAAGGAGCAGGCATTCACCTGCCCCTTTTTTAGTGCAAACCAAACACAAATTACGATGCAATACACTTAAGATCTAAGCTTGTATCGAAACGACGAAGTAAGATACCAGCAGTCTTAAGCATATGAACAGAAGCACCGTCTATATCACTAGCACGGCTATCGTTAGCAGTAAATCCTTTTGGAACTACTGAACCAGCAACACACCAACGAAGTAACTCACGACCTTTTTTATTGATCATTTGCAAGTTGTTTTCTCCGTCATAAGTTGATTGGTCAACGAATACCATACGGTAAGACTCAAGTGGAAGACCTGATACTGGGTGCTTTTGAGAAGCTTGAGCAACAGGACCGTGATCAAACAAGTGAGACTTAACTACATTCACTGAGTAACCATCAACGTGTTGGTAGCTAGTGAAGTAACCGGTGATTCCCAAGTTACGACCAGATCCAGTGATGAAGTATGGTTGAGTTGTTTGTAGGAAAGTGTTAGCACCATAGTAAGACTTAAGAGCTTTGTCAAACTCACGAGCTCCACCAATACCAGTGTAAAGGGTAACTTGCTTGTCTGTAGCATCAGTCATACCATAGAACAAATCTCCAATTGTTTCTTCAAGTTTAGTTTGAGTCAACGTAGAGTAAGTGTCTTTGTTGATGATTTGCTCAAGAAGACCAGGACCTGAAATAACTGGCTGACCATTCTCATCCAACATGGTAGAAGTACCAGATGCATCGTGAGTTTTTTGACCGTACCAGTAGTACATTTCACACTCTTCTTTGAACTTCAACATGTGACGGTACTCTTCGTAATCCATCCACAACTTAGTTTTGCTACCCTCTTTCAAAGGAAGTTCGAATTGTGCAACATAGTCTTTAGCATTTCCAGAGAAGTGGTAAGACTTACGGATAGTTCCAATCTTAGAACGAACTAAACCTGGAGCAGTCCAGTTAGAAGCATTTCCACGAGAGAAATCTACACCTACGTTAGCATACAATTGACCCCAAAGAGCACCAGCAGCTACGTCAGCAGCAGGAACGTTAGCAGTATCAGGAGATACGATTTTCAAAGTATACTTCCAACCACTTCCGTCTGCAACTGGCTCAGCCATGATACGTGCCAATACACCTGATTGAGAAACAAGAGTGTAAGGGAATACGAACCATTTGTCTGGGAAAGTTAAGTAGAAAGGAGCTCCACCTGCACCAGCAGCTGCACCCAATCCTACAACAACAGGACGAACATTAATTTCGTGTGTTTTAACACGGTACTCATACTCAAAACGATCGATAGATTTAGTGTTTCCAACACCTTCAGTTAAGAAAGACAATGGGAACTTCTTTTCTTCACGACCTGCTAAGTGAGTAATAATAGGAGATAACTCCTCTGGACGTTCCATAAGTGCATTAACCAATGAGTTAGTATCGGTCATCTGACTATCGTTATAGTACGTCTTTAAAACTTGCATTACTGACATGATTCTTAGTTTTTAAAGTTAATTTGCGTTATTTTTCAAACAGCCTCTTTACATCCAGTTGGTCTGGATCAAATGTTTTTATTTTTCCTTTCTCAGCCTTTCCGAAATTCTTTACTCTTTCTTGATTGCTTTGAATTTTTTGTCTTAAGTTTTGAGCACTTGCTGTCTTAACTTTAGTTGAGATGATATCAGTCAACTGAAGTTTCTTATACATCAAGTAATCTAATGCTAATTTAGCATCCATTTCTGCAGAAGCATAGTCCATATCTCTTTGGGTACGGCCCTGCTTATCCATAGGCTTAGAGATGTAGTCAAAGAACTTTGCCTTTTCACGGTCTGGAATTTTAATCCCAGCAAATTCTTTTCCTTGTTCAATTGTAGCTGCAACACTCTCCCAAAACTCTTCAGTTTGTTTTTCTTGTTGCTTTTGCATCTCTCTTTGACGAGCTACAATCTCTTCTCTTTCTTTAGCCTGCCCAGCTGCAAGATGTTTTTGAGCATTTAAAGCTCTGTCGTATAATTTGCCAGAGTCTTCGTAATCCTCAATCATATCTTTGATGAAATCATCATCGTGTCCTTTTTCTCTCAAGTATTCCGTTAGGAACCCTTTTTGAGTTCTAGCGTCATCTCTGTCAATTTGAATCTGACCGTAATCCAATGAAGGATTGTAAGTCTGAAAGAATTTGTCAGGGTCTCCACCAGCAAGAACATAATCAAGATGTTTCTGCACAGTTGGGAACTGCTCGAACAATGCTTGCAATTGATCCTCTGCAATCTCTTTAGCAACATCCTTAGTGAACTCAGCTAATCCTTCTTCAGTATCAGCATATTCTTTTTCTAATTCATAGCCTAAAGCTTTTGCAATTGAATCTGTGATAGATAGTTCACCATCATCTTCAATGTCATCTTCTTCATCATCATCAGAGTCATCAAAGACTCCTCTTTTAGAAGAACGTCTCGAAGCTGGTTCATCATCATCAGCATCATCTTCTTCATTATCATTATCGTCATCGATGTCGTCATCTTGATCTTCAAGATCGTCATCATTTTCAATGTTTTCAGCTTTATCCTCTTTTGGATCAGCTGCCTCAAGACCATCACCAATAAAGTCGTCGAAAGTGATGTCTGAGAAATCTAATTTGTCATTTGGTTTACTCATAGATACAAAGTTATTACTTGTTTTCAATCAAAAAGCATAAATTTTATTTTTATACTTTGCTTTATTATATCACACTCGTCGTTTTCTGCCTACACAAGTGTAACACTTAACTCCTCCTAATTTCTTTTCTTTTTTCTTTTTAGGGATATCTACTCCTGACATATTAGTTGCACCTACGACTCTAGGCTGACCTTCCTCGTCGGCTACATTTTTCTTAGTCATTATATCCCCTTTCCTTGGAGCCCATGTTAGTTGGTTTCCAATTTCTCCAACAGAAATAATTGGCTGTTTTGAATATTTTTCAGAAGGTAGTAAAATTGATGGATCGTAATCTGCCAATGTTTTAGTAGAATCTGACATAGCACTTTGATTAAAATACCCTATAACTGCAGGGTCTAATCCATATTTAGAGACAGCTTTTTCTGCCCATTCTTTACCTTCTTCACTAAGTTTTCCAGTATAATTTGGATTCTTAATTAAATTACCCTTTGGGCCTAGAATATACTCTTCTTCAAGTAATCCTTTGGCACCAATTTTTACAGCCCTCATTGGAAGGTCTCCTACTCCTTCACTTCTATTAAAAAATAAATCATTTTCACCCATATTTGTAGGATAACTTAATGTTTGCCTACGTTCATCTATAGTACCTTCCGTACGGTTTTCTTTAGTTGGTTGTCTTTTCCACATTGTTTCTCTAAGATCTATTTGAGCTCTTGGATCATTTGTGGGGAGAAGTTTACCTGTTCTAGGATCTGTTATCTGTGCTAATTTATTTGCATTGTAAGCAGCATAAGCATCTTTAATTGGATCTTCTTCAGTAAAGCCACCAGTAGCAAATTTAAAACGAGTTTTTCTCATTCTTTCTATAAAGCTTGGTTTGTAAGTACCGTGAGCTTTCTCATAAGTATCTACTTGATTTTGAAGCTCATCAGTATAGTTACCATACTCTTTTTTAGCTTCTCTTTCTGCTTGACTCCATTCTTCAAGTTGATCAGGCAAATTAAAAATATCATAAGCTCTTTTAAGAAACCTTGGAGCCTTTATTATTTGCTGGAATCCTTGTTTAATTAAAAACTCTCCCGTTTCTTTATTGGCTCTATCCTCTTTAGCTACTAATCTTTTATCATCTGGATACTTTCTATACATTTCTTTTAGAGCTTCCTCACCTTGTCTTCCATTTTTTAAAAATTCAAAGATTCCAGGATTGTCTTTATTTCTTAACTGACCACTTTCTAGTTGCTGTCTAAGTTCAAGTTTATTTTTAGCTTCTTGATAAGCTAACTCATCTTGAAAACCAGGTTCTAGCATTTTAGGGACTGGTGCATTTCTTGTAGCTTTTATTTCAAGAGTTGGAAGAGTGTAAGATGGAGGATCTGTTGTAAATCCACCACTAGCAAATATAGCTCTGCCCTGATTGGGCCCTGATTGCCCTGATACCATTCCCATTGGAGAGTCTTGTGACTGAACTCCGATTGGAGCAGGAGGCTGAGGAGGAGTAAAGTTAGGGGCCGGAGTTGGGGAGCTTGGAACAACAGGCATTTGTGGTTGCATCTGTTGTTGAGGTTGTTGCATTTGTTGCTGAGGTTGCTCTAGCCCAGACTGTTGTGCAGCAATGTTTGACATTTGCTGTGCCTGTTGCATTTGTTGTTGCTGTTGAAACTCAGCAATTAAATCTCTGCCTTGATCATAGTTAGCAAAGACATCTAAGATACTGCCAGGATATCCTACAGCTCTTGCTTTATACAGTAGCTCTTTCCTAGTAGCGTTATCCATAAGATTTATGACAAGAATTTAAGCTTATACTTAGCTGAATTTAAAGTAGACTTAATGGCATCTAAATCATTTACAATTTCTGTGTAAGGCACAGCATCTTGTAATTTAGAAATTTTAGAATGAAGTTCTTCAATGTAACTAATTGCCTCTTTAACACTTGACATTGCAGGGGCACAAACATTTGCTGGCATATCTGCAGGATACTTTGGAATTTCTCCAGTTGCACCTTGATAGCCTTCTGCAATATTATCTGCAAGTCCTGGTAATGCATCATACAATTCGTTAAGGGCTTTATGAGCAGCATAGCTTCCAGGTCCTGTGATTGTTAAGTGTAGAATGTGAAACTTAAGTGTTGCATCTAATAATTCTACTACTAGCCCAGGTATGGTTGTTTTCCCTTTAGCTGAGGCCATTTTATCCATGTACTTCATTATTCTGAAATTTGTGAGTTAGCTTTAATTTCTAAGTCTCTTTCTTTTAAAGCTAATTCTTGTTGTTTTAATTGGAAATCTTGCATCATTTTTTCAAGACTTGCACTAGAATCTTTGTCTTTAGACTCAGCTGCAATTAATGCTACTTCAATTTGAAGTTGACGATCTTTTTCTTTATCAAGAGAAGCTTGCTGAGCAATTTGCTGTTGCATCTGAAGCTTAGCTTGTTCTTGTTGTTGTAATGCTTGCTCTTGAGCTTGTTTTAATTGTTCTGCAGTTTTTTCAGCTTGAACAATTTTATCTTTAATTTGACTTAAGCTATCTGACTCGTAAATAGCAATTGCTGCAGAAAGTGGAAGACCATTTTGAACTGCTGCTTGAGCCAGCCCTTCAATCTTCTGTTTTTTATCTACATCTTTACCTGCATCAGATACAAAGATCCCATACTCACTTTCCATGTGTGTGATTGGGTCAATGTCTAGTTCATCAAATGAACCATCAGGCATTACGTACGTTGCTTTTTTACCGTTAAGCCAAGCTTCTTTCGAATAGTCAAGTAAACCCTGTAATTCTCTCTGCTCAAAGTTAGAAAACTTCCTGAAGATGTCTTCAGTAATGTGAGAAGATTGAACAATGGATTGCTGGGATGTGGCCTTTCCTTCATAAGTTCCCATTTGCCCTTGTCTCTGTCTTGTTACCCCGGAAAGCTTTTCCCATTCTAACATGATAGACTCAAGGAGAGTTAAGTATTGTGATATGGTCTTAATTGACATATCTAACACTGACTGGTGTTGAGGAGACAATTGAATTCCTTCCTTGTTATAGTCAACCCAAGCAATACCTGTACCTTCTACATAGTGCATAAACTTATCCATGTCCCAGTTTTTAGGGATCATGTTAATATCAAACTGAGCTACGATGTCTTTACTTCTAGCAATTGCTAATTCAAGACGGTACTTATAGATGTTATAATTAAGCTGATATGGAATACCAAGACTGATTAACGACACGTTCTGTGAGTTGATGTCTGAGTATTTTCTTCCATTAATTGGAAGTTTGCAAATTGATGGGTTGTCTAAACTGTTTCTTTGGTTAACGTAAGGTCTCATTTTAATGTAGTAAAGACCATCGATACGTGTACCCTCCCAAACTTCGTTAACCCATTCCCATTCCATTTTGGCTCCAAGATCTTTTAACTCTTTTGGCATTTTGTAATCTTCATCAACATCAAATGTTTCTTGATTACCAGTGTTAGGGTCATTGTAAACAACAAACCCAACTCTCTTTCTTGATTTCCAATATACCGTTACAACTTCTACAAGTCGGTTACGGTAAATGTTATCATCAGCTCCAGCTGCTTCTGCACGGTAAAGTAAGTAAGCTTGTGCTGCTGTATGTGTTGGAGTTTCTAATTGAAGAATTTGATCATCAGTTAAAAAGTCTCCGAGATTATCTATGATTGTAGAAGCATGTGCATACTTTCTAAGAATAGCCCAGTCACCATCTTCTACGAAGTCAATGTCTGGATCTTTATCAAAGTCGACATCTAATGGATTGATAACTTCGTAGAAAGGTTCGTTACGACGTACCCCTTTGTGTGAGTAGCATTCCCCAGTTACTAAGAAGTGGAAGAATTGCTTTTGTAATTTGTCGTAAAACTCTGTGAAGTACATAATGTAGTTTAGAGCAGCTTGCCCTCTGATTGCTCTAGAGTCCACATAACTTCTATTAAATTCTTCTTGTATCTGCTTTGGAAGTGGCGGCTCTTCAGCTTCCATTCCTTCAGGTAATTGCCCTTGCTTAGCTAACTCACTTAAGAACTTTGCTTTAATGTTTGTAAGCATTAATTGTTTAAGTGTCTCTTCTTTGATGCTAATCGAATCAGAGTTTTGCACTGTAACAGTGAACTCTAATGGACGTTTAGATTTTTCTCCTAATAGAAGATCGATAACTGGCTTGATGATAGGATAGTTACGTAGCTTTGACGGGAAATTCTTTCTAGTCTTTCCGTAAGGTTTAAGTACGTAGTTGTAATCCTCTTCGTCAATTACACCATTGTAATAATCATAAAGAGATTTAAGATATGTACGACGTTCACTAATACCAAACTTAGAAAGATTGATAAATGCATCTACACATGATTTCTGCCAAGCCTCATTTTTTTGAGACAATGGAATTCGTTGTTTTGGGATATGGGCTTGTCCGTACATTAATACAAAATTAGTGTCGTTTTACTTACGGGTATAAAGATAATGATTTTTAGTTGATTATTTATTATATCTCACTTAAGTATTAACCGTAGTTTTTGTCAAACCAGTCATTTTTTGAGTTGTCATGGTCATCAAACTTAAGTTCCTTATTGTATAACTCTCGTGTGTGATACATCCCAATCATGAATGCCATGGCACGGTCAAAGTTGCCCTGCCTATTAAATTTGATTAATTCTAGTAAAAGTGCTGGGTCATAAATTTTGTGCATATTTAGAGTTACGTCCCCATCTTCGTTTACCCCTCTACCACTAACTAACCAGTCACGAATGTACAATTCACCTTGAGCTTTACGTTGTTCGGTCATGTGCATACCGTACTGTCGTTTTACCGTCTTACTTCTAAGATCTCTTTTATCCAGCATTTCGAACTCTTCCTGTAGCATATGCATTTTTCTAAATCGTTTTGCATAGGCAATAACTTCTCCTCGGTCATTCTCAAATCCAATCTTTGCATTGTAGTATTCAGCCAGCATAAATAGATTTCTATTGTAGTCATCTTGGGTCTGAGGCCTTCCGACATACGAAGCCACAATGATATCATCAGGCTTAGAAATGTTATTCGGTACTTTGATAACATATGCTGCACCGAGAGATGTAGCTGATGCTGACTTTCCTTGTGCATATGGGTCATGGCAAATTATGTATAAGTTCTTTGGGGTAATATCTTCTACTTCTGTTTTAAATGGAGGTTCGTAGATAACTATGGCCCCGGTTAAGTTGTCGTCTTTTCTATGTGGGAATTTAACAATAGGTTTAAGGTTGAAGTCAGGCCTGAAGCTAACTTTACCTTTACTATCGTAATACATCTCACCTGCTACTCCAATCTTCTGAAGATCGTTGGCAATTACTCTATTGTACTGTTCTTTTAAAGATGATACGTCAAAAGTATTTGCTGTAACTTGAAGTGTAGCTTCTTGTGGAGTAAACGGCATCTCGGCAATGTACTGGTCAAAAGCTTTTGGGTCATTACCTTTCTTTTTCTTTTCCCTTTGAGCTTCTTCGTAAGCAATTGCTTCGTCGACTAAGCTATTGCCATTCTCGTCAATAAATCCATCTAAGTTTTTGTAGATGGGGACAAAATAACCGCAGGTAGTTCCCATAGCCCCAGCATCCCAATCGTTTTCAAATCCAAGGCAGTCATAAGCTTCAGGGTGGTAGAACAATTCTTCCATACCTTCAAAGCCTGGACCTTCTTCTCCACCTGTTCCAAATGCAATCATTGTCCCAAGAGTTTTAGAACCCTGTCTCATTGTAGGCATTGCTACCTCCCAAGCTTTTAAGAGTCCTGCAAAAGATCCTGCTTCTTCAAAGAAGATCAGTTCACCTGCTTTACCACGGATTTTATCTGGATCATCTTTAAGACTGACACCGATAATCTGTGATTTAAACCCTAGAGTTACATCGGCTCCGTTTACATTCTTTTTGTATCCAGATTGCTTGTGCATTTCTCTGTCGATAAGTCGAGGTTGAGTCCAAGCTGTATTGTCATCTATGAATGAGACAATGTCCCAAGCTTTAGACAACATTCCGTCCCCAGTTAAGTATTGCTTGTCAGAAGCAAATACAAAATTCTTAGAATTCCTAATATGGAAGTAGTTACGGCAAAGCATAGCTGCAGCTTTGTAGGAGAATCCTTTTCGACGAGCTTTGAGAACCACGAGATGTTTGTTTTCCCTACGGGCCTTGTCAACTGAGTTAAAGTATTCGAAGTCACCGTCATAAAATGCTGGGAAGCTTCTATCACGTCGTGAGATAATTTCACCATCAGGTTGTTCTTCATCTATAATCCTATCTATTGGACAATAATTTAGGTAAAAGTAATGAAACCCAGAAATTTTTACCCCATTAACTTCGTACCCATGCATGCATCTATGTTGCTCTTCATCCCAATACTCATAGTACTGTTTTGTACCAGGGAGAGCATCGGTATAAAAGCCGTACTCAATGTAATGAGATGCAGCTGGGGCAAATAAATGTGTGTCTTTAAGCTTACTCACTGTACTTATTAGTTTTTACTCCTGCTCTGTTTGGACTATCCTTGGCTTG